GAACATGGAATCTGATATTGCAGTAGCAAACGCTCTGACTGGTTCTTTGGCCTACGTCACACGCGCTAATATTGCAGGCGCGATGAAGGTCAAGACTAAGGACTCTGGTTCTGGTCGCTTTGTTAATGAAGACGGAGTGGTTAACGGTTATCCTCTCTACGTCTCAAATCAGGTGGAGGCTGGAGACATATGGTATGGCAACTGGTCTGATTTGATTATCGGTTACTGGTCTGGTTTGGATCTACAAGTTGATCCTTATACAGGTGGTGCAAGCGGCACTGTTCGCGTTCGCGTTCTACAGGACGTTGACGTTGCAGTTAAGCACGCTGCTAGCTTCTGTCTCGGTGCATAAGCATGAAGGTTGAAGCCCTACGCTCTTTTGGATTGAAGGGCACAGCGGTTCAGATTGGGGAGGTCGTCGAGGTCTCCCCCTCCGAATCCAGACAGCTCATTAATTCAGGCCAAGCGAAAGAGGCCGTAGTTTGTGAGGTTCAAAAACAGGAACCTAAACCAAAAAAAACAACTCCTAAAGCTAAAAAACCATCACCACCATCTGAAGAATGACTATCCAAAACCTAGGTTCTAAAGGAACCGCCGTTGACATTTTGCCTAATGATGTTTTCGCTTCAACCGCTAATGGTTCAGGTGTAGACCTACAAGGCTATGAAGGCGATGCTGCTTTTATCTTCTCAGCAGAAGCTGCTGGATCTGGTGTAACTATCGCTATGAAGATTCAAGAAAGCGCAGACAATAGCTCATGGAGCGATGCGACCGGAGGCGGTTTCACCACAACGGCAGCTAATACGGCGGCGTTTGAGCAAATTGCATTAAACGTTTCTGACCTCAAGCGCTATGTTCGTGCGGCTGGGACTGTGGCTGGCGGAACTTCCACCGCTGCGGTCAATGTGACTGCCTACGCTTCTAAGAAGTACACCACCTAATAGTTAAGTGTCATTTGCTGATGACTTAACAAGCATGTTGGATGGGCCCTTTGGTGTTTCTTGCACTGCGGGGTCCACAACTGCTAACGGAATTTTGAACGAGCCGACCTCTTACGCTGTAGGAGATCAGGTCATTTATACGGACTACATTTTGCATTGTCGGACTGCTGATTTTGGTTCATTAAATACAGGAGACACCATTACAGTCGGCGGCACAGCATACGAAGTAAGGGAGCTTCAGAAGACAGCAGATGGATTAGAAACACAGATCTCACTAAGTAAGACTTGATATGGCTACTAAACGAGAAACGATCCTTTCAAGGCTTGTCACACAACTTTCAGGGACTACGGGGTGCGGGTCAAGAATTTACAGATCACGTGTTACAGCAATTAATAACAGGTCTGGTAATTCTCTAGTTATTGAACCGGTATCAGATACATGTGACATAAATGTTTCAACGCCCAAATGCGACTGGACCCTACTAGTAAAAGTTTCGATTATTGCTGTTGGTGATGCAAGCACGAGTGCAGACGAAGCGGCGGATAGTTCAGTGGAAAGCATGTACGCCAAAATGACTTCTGATCTGACTGTTAATAACAATGCTTTAGATGTTCAATGTCAGTCCACCGATTTTGAGCTGGTTGATGCGGATCAGCCAACGGCTGTAGTGAGCACAAATTTTGTAATTAAATATCGCACTGATGTTGATTCAATTTCTAGTTAACGCGCCTGTATAGAAAAGGCCATCTAATATGACGACATATGATCCAGAATCTTTGAGCCGTGGCACTTCTTTCTAGAAAAAAGACGATCCTTGTCAAAAATGAAAGTAGCTATGCAACGGACCCAACTCCTAGTGGCAGCGCTAATGCCATCCTTGTTCGAGATTTAGAAATTACTCCTTTAGAGGCAGACACTGTTGAGAGGGAATTAATAAAAGCTCACCTTGGAAACTTCGAACAATTATTAGCTAATCAAAGGGCTATTGTTTCGTTCACTTGTGAATTAGTAGGCTCTGGGACTGCGGGCACTCCTCCAAAATTCGGTCCTGCTATCGAAGCGTGTGCAATGTCCGTTACTAATGTGGGAGGTACTAGCGATACTTACGCCCCGATAAGTGCAGCTAGTTCAATGAAATCTGTGACTATTTATGTGAATGTAGACGGTGTAAATCATGCGGTTACAGGTTGCAGAGGTACATTTAGTATTAATGCTGAGTTAAATGAAATCCCTACAATTTCCTTTGAATTTACTGGGAAATATAATAATCCTGCGGACGTAACGGTTCCAACTTGTACTTACAATAATCAGGCTTCGCCTCTGCTTTGGAAAAATGGAAATACTTCTAGCTTCCAATTCTACGGATACGCTGGCGCTGTGCAAAATTGGAGCCTTGATCTGGCCAACGAAGTTACATATCGTGAGCTTGTAGGTGGCACAAAAGAAGTATTAATTAGTGACAGGAAACCAGCGGGCACGATGACAATAGAAGCCGTTACGATGGCAGGTCACAATTTCTACTCTGATGCTGTTGGCAGTTCTACCGGAACTAATAAGTGGATTCATGGAACGACTGGCGGCAACAAAGTAGAAGTGAGTTGTCCTTATTCAGATGTTGGATCTCCTTCTTATACGGTTTCCGATGGGATCCAAATGTTGGAGCTTCCATTTGTAGCAGCTCCTAGTAGTGGTAATGATGAAATTTCCATCAAGTTCTTCTAGCGTGATCTAACCAAGGGGTTTACTCTTAGCGCGTAGCAAAATTAATTTATGTTTGTCTTAAAAAAGCAGGCGTCTTTCAAATGGCCTGTAACTTTTTCTATGCCTGGTGATGGAGGTATTCAGGAAGACAATAGTTTTGACGCTGAATTTAAACAGCTCCCACAATCACGAATTAAACAAATTACAGAAGAAGCGGCACGAAGACAAAAAGAAATTGAACAGGGGATTGAGTCAGCTGATGGTATTAGTGACGTTTCGATCGCTGATGAGATTTTGGTTGGGTGGGATGGAATAACGGATGGGGAAAAGGACGTTCCATTTACAAAAACAACTAAAAAACAACTTCTAGAAATTCCAATGCTGGCTGCTCGTTTGGTAGAGATTTATTTTGAAGCGTATACAGAGCAGAAAACAAAAAACTAGAAGGCGCGGCTGCGTTTTGGGCAGGCGATAGGGTTATAGATGAAACTGTCGCTGACGCCGCTGCGCTGGGTGTGATTGGAGTACCAGAACCAAAGCCTGATATTTACGAGGTAACGGAAGAAGCATGGCCTGCTGTTTCTTTTTTCTTGTCTGTTCAGACTCAGTGGCGGATGGATTCCGGTGTTCTGATTGGTCTGGATTACAACGCTGTGCGGTGGATGATGGAATTGTTTGAAGTAAAAAAGCCCGTTGAGTTGATGAGTGATTTGCAGATAATCGAGGCTAAAGTGGTTGAAGTAATGTGTCGACGTAGCGAAAAATAAATATGGACCTTAAATCCACTTATGTTTTAGATGCACAGGTTAAAGGCACAAATCAAATTGTTGGTCTTCAGAGAGGTTTAAAAGGGGTTAGCAATCAAACGAATAAAGCCGCTGGTGCGATGGCTCGGCTTAAGACTGCAGCGGGTGGTGCTATGGGTGCTTTGAGGGGTTTGATACCTCTCATCGGTACGGCGGCGATGGGTAAATTTGTCAATGACACCCTTCAGGCTGGTGATCGTTTAGAAAAGTTCGCGCAAAAAACAGGTGTAGCTGTTCCTCTACTTGATAAATTAAGAAAGACTTCTGAATTAGCGGGAACAGATTTTAATGCCTTAGTCCGATTGTTCCCCATGTTGGCTAAGAACATGGATCAGACGATGGTGAAAGGAACTGGTCCAGCTGCAGAGGCTTTTGCTCAGTTAGGAATCAAAGTTACAGATTCCAGTGGAAAATTAAAAAATAGCGGCGACGTTCTTTTAGAAATAGCTGACAAATTTAAAGGGATGGAAGATGGAACAAATAAAGCTGCATTGGCTTATAAGTTGTTTGGTGCCAGGGTTGGTGCTGATTTAATACCACTACTTAATAGTGGAAGTGAGGCGATAACGGGTATGGGTACGACGATGACAGAAGAGGGTGTTAAAAAAATGGCTGCATTTAACGACAGCATGTCAAAGGTGAAATTTCTGTTTCAGGATATGTTTGTTACGCTTACAAGCACTTTGTTACCTGTTTTAGAAAAGCTTGTAGGGATAGTTTCAACAGGCGTAAATGTATTTAATAGTCTCCCGGGACCCATAAAAGGTATTACGGCTGGGGCGATTGCCTTGGCTATTCCACTTATCACAATCGCTCCAATTGCAGCAGCTTTAGTTATTTCATTTAAAACGTTGGCCGCTATAAAACTCGGAGCTATCTTTGCTGCTGCTATTCCTGCGGTTGTTGGTTTAAGTGGTGCTTTTGCTCCCTTCTTAGTTGGTGGACTTGTGATTGGTGGTCTTTATGCAGTAGTTAAAGCCATAGGTTCTACCATAAACGCATTAAAAAGACTCTTCAAATGGCAGCAGAAAACAAAAAGGGAAAAGCAACAACAGGCTGCTAATAATGCAGAGGGTGGATATGTCTCAGGTAGGCAACTTTCTTGGGTTGGTGAACGAGGAGGGGAATACATCGTTCCTACAGGAAAAGCTGGCGCTTTTGCTCAGCGATATATGGCTGGATTTAGGGGGTCTTCTGCTATCCCTGGATTTGCTCAAGGTGGTTTTACCGGTAATGCAAACGTCAGCATTACAACCGGACCTGTAACACAAATGAATGGCACTAATTATGTGACAACCTCTGACATGACGCGTGCTGTTCAATCTGGCGTAAATCAAACCTTGGCTCTTTTGCAGGGTGATATGAAATTGCGTCGTCAATTGGGGATGGCTTAATGGCGAATAAAGACATCTTTGTTTTGTTTGAATATTACGCAGATAAGACAGCCGTTTTGGATGGCTCTAGCAAACGTTCTCCAACTGCCTCATTCCAAAACTTTTACCAGACCCCTCAAAGTATCGGGAGCGTTGATTCTGATGTCGCTAGCACTGTTAAGTATTCATATTTAGCTTTTGATGTTGATGGTTTCTCTGTTGTTGAAGCGAGTTCTTTAGGTGATTTGAGTATTAATATGGCCGCGACCGGTCAAATGGTTGATTTGTCGGATACTGCAGTGGGTGGAGATCGTTTAGTGATCTGTTCCCTTTATATACAAAATGTTGGTCAAGATGCGATACATAGCAGCGCTACTTTGATTAGTCGTTATATCGGTACCATTAATTCTGTATCTATGACTGATGAATCAATTAACTGGTCTGTTGGTTCTTCTATCACAAAAGAGAAGGCGCAGATTCCAACTCGCCGCGTGTCTTCTGATTTGATTGGAAGATTTGAAGGGCGCTAGTGAAATGATCTTTTTTCAATTCTTACCTGAGGTGAAATTATGAGTCCAGCCAAATTATGGCGACCGCCTGATGGACCTAGACAACTTTCTGGGCCATATGGTCCGGGTGCCGCTTTAGGTAAGCGCGGTCAATTTTTCAGCGCAACAGAGCAGCCAAAATCTGAGCCTGCTGTTATTGCTCAAAGGGAAGATGAGTCTGTTGGTAATTCAAAGTTGCCTACTTCTGATTTGCAGGACGCTCAGAAAATAGGTGTTACTGGTGAAACGATCCCAATAGTCTTTGGTAAACGTGTTAGCTCTAAAGGTGGCGTTTGGGTTCAACCTTCTTTAATTAAACAAAGTTCAAAGGACTTTAAAGGATTATTTTTGTATGCAATTAGTCAAGGACAGATTTCATCTGCTCCAGCAAAAGTAACGACTTGGACGGGCTTGAGGAATTTAGCTTTTATAGACGATCAAACTCTTACTCTTTCACATTATTATTCAACAGCGGCGGCATTGTCTAGTAGTCCGACGACATGCCCGATTGCTGGAAATGGTTTGTATTGTGGCGTAGAAACTTATACTTATATTCCTGGAATTGCGCCCGGACTAAGCGGTAAGATTATAATGAGATTTCCTGATAGATCCCGCTATTGGGTCGGTGACCGGGGCTTAACTTTAGGATCTGGAGATACAACAAATAATACTTTTAAGTATAAATATACTAATGTTTGGGATAGTGAAACAGGCGCGAATATAACAAGTGCTTATTTTACATTTTTAGGCATTCCATCTTCAACAGAATTTACAGAGAATATAAATAGTGACGGTACTGGTGGTAGAGCTATTGGGACAGTTTTAGATAATACCGGTCTTCCAGCAAGTATCCGTGCTCCATACAATGCTCAATCAGTTACAGATGGCCATAGGACACAAACTCAGGTTAATAATTGGAATGCAATCTCAGGAGGTCGTGGCGCATTTACTTATGAGATAACTTGGGCTTCTAAAACAAATCAATACAATACAAGTAATCCAGCAACAACAGGAACATTAACGGGCGTTCAGTGGGAGTTTGTCGTTTCACCTTACGAGGATGTTGATAGTACGCCAACGGCTGATAATTCATCTTACGCAGATATAACATTTTTAGAAATTGTTGGTGATCTTGATGAGTTACCAGAGTCTGGAACATTTTCTTCAACGATAAATCAGCTTTCAATTTATTATGCTGAAGGAGTGAAAGTTGATTTGTATTCTGCAGGATTATCGTCTGGGTCTTATACAAATGCTGCAAGTAATCAATTTATAGATTTGGTAATGTATTTATTTACAGCGTTTAAGCAAACCTCAGGCGCTTCTACTGCTGATATTGCAGCACCTGTATATTTGACAAACTTGCAAAGTCTTTCGACATTTTGCACAAACAATGGGTTTACATTTAACGGGATAATTTCGCAGGCCGTTAATATTATTGAATATGTTACTAAAATTGCTCCGTTCTTTTTCCTTTCTTTTATTTCTGATGGTGGACGTTATCGTTTTGCTCCTGTTCTACCTATTAACGGAAGTAACCAAATTGATACAACAGCATTAACAGCAAAGGCAACATTTACTGAGGCAAATATTCTCCCTGGTAGTTTTCAAAAAGGTTATTTATCGGCGGAAGCCAGAAGAGCATTTATTGCAAGTATTGTTTATCGCCGTTCAGTCCCCAATGAAATTGGTGCAAGACGTACGGTGACGGTTCGCTATGGATCTACCAGCATTGATTCTCCAACTGAGCAATGGGACATGGGAGACTTTTGTACAGACCCAGAACACGCCGTTAAATATGCAAAGCTCGAATTAGCAAAGCGGAAATATTCCACTCACAACATCTCTTTTTCTACTCCTTTATTGACTACATCTTTACTTCCTTGTGATGTGATCAAGGTGCAAAGACAGCGGAGAAGTTCAGCGGGAGACGATCGAACAGAAACAAACTATTACCAAGTCACTGCAGTTTTTCATTCCTCTGATGGAGTCACCGATATTGAGGCTTCTCACTTTCCATTAAATGGATCGAACGTCTCAGAAATTAGTAACGATGTTGTTAATGGCACCTTTACAGTGTTAAAGGGTGAACAAGAAGGCTGATGGCTGATTTTCCTAGTCTCGAACCTGTATCAAGAAGCCTTACCTATGGTGATTATCCTCAACTTACTCATGAGGGGATCAGTGGGGGTGACGTTAGATTTTTGATGAGTACAGCTGATCGTGTCGCTCAGCGTTTGACTTTGGGATATGAAAATTTGACGGAGGCAGAAGCAAAATTATTGCTAGATCATTATGAAGGACAAGAAGGTTCTTTGATCGCTTTTGATTTGCCTGCTGGAACAGTTTGGGCTGGGTTTACTTCTGTTCCTGTTAGTGCTTCAGATTATCAATGGAGATACATAGGAGCTTTTGACGTTGGGCTGTCAGCTCCTTTGCAATATGGATGCACAATTGAGTTGGAGACTGTCCCGATCTAATGGCAACTTTTCCAAGTATTACACCTAGCGCTCGGACCTATAGCCCAGGAGACTTCCCGTCTGCTGTCCAGTCAAGTTTATCTGGTGCTGTGTCTGGTTATAGAAGAG